TAAATACTAATAAAAAGAGGGAGTGTGTTCAACACTCCCTCCACTGTCGCTAATTCAACTACCTTATGGAGTAATTGCTTTGGTTGGGATTGGTTCGTCGTCTGGGTTAGTAACCTTGGTTGGGATTGGTTCTCCAACTGGGTTGGTAACCTTAACACCAGCTGTAACTGGAGTACGAGTAAGTGTCCCTTTTAAGTAGAAGTTAGGAGCTAACATTGCTTTCGCATAGGAAGTTCCAAGACCTCTACGAGCCATAAAGTCGTCTAAAACGATAACGTCCGTTGCATAAACAGGGATGTAAGGTGCATAAACGTAACCAGCTTCTAAGAAGTTGTCCCCTTTATAACCAACGACCCAAACGTCGTCATGGTAGAACGGGTTACAAATTACTTTCATCTTACCCTTAATAGTTCCGGCAACATAACAACCTGACTCATCAGTGACCTTATTTGGTACAAAGCCCTTTAAGGATTCGATGATTGTTAAAACGTTGATACCCGCGATAACAAAGTTACCACGGAATCTACGGGTGGCACGACGAATAGCGTTCGCATTAGCATTAAGTTCAATAGCGAATGTTTCATAGTGGTCTTCTTGTGAGATGTAGGCCGCATGGCTAGCATTCCAAGTTGAAGATAGACCAGCTTGACGAGCTAAGTCGTTTAAGATTTCTTGGTCAATTTCGTGTTTGATTTCATTAATGGTAGTAGCAAGCATGCTCTTTTCCATATCTAAACCAAACTGAGCCTTAACGTCAAATGCAGTGTCAACAGACCAACGTGTTTTAAGTTTACGAGGTTTCGCAATAACAACACGTTCACGAATTTTCATGTCGAATTCAGCCGCATTGACTGGAGCTGTTTCTAATGAATATGAATACGCAGCATCGACGTTACCTGTAGGTGCTGAACTAAATGTTAAAGCAACGGCACCTGTTTGATAGTTAATGGTACCTGCAGAAATACCAGTTCCGGTAAAACCGCCCGCACCATCGTCTATTAAGGTAAGCCCGTCTGCTGTAGTAATAACTACAGAGCCAGCAATGACTGGACCATAAGCTAAAGTTGCCGTAACAGAAGTTGTACCTCCTGCGCTAATGATTTCTTGTGGAATTTCTTCGGCTGAATAGAATTCATCTGCGTTAAGTTCATATGGACCACGAGCAACTGAACCTTTGGTTGTAGTTCCTTTATTTGACCCATAAACAAATTCTAAGAAGAAGATTTGACCAATCTTTTGTTTTAAAGCTTGAACAGAAACAACTTCTTCTGCAACTATGTTTGCTTGAACCCCCGCAATGAGGTCAAAAGCATGACGTACATAAGCACCCACATCGGATGGTTGTGTAGTTTCGGCTAAAAATCCTTTACGTTTGTCAATCTCATATTGAGCATTTTCACAAACAATCGCTAAATTAACTTTTTGGATATCACTGAACTTAGGATAGACTTTTACAACAGGTGTGATAGTATCTTTCCACTTTTCAAGGAGTGCACCATTCATTTCGCGATTATACTTAGCTCTTAAATTTTCATTTAATTGTGGCATAAATTATAATTTCCTCCTATTTAGATTTGCCTGCCTGAATAATTTCGACACGTCGTTGAGTGTCATCATCAGTAGCCTTCGTAGACACACGAGTAACTACCCTAATCGTTTCTTCACTTTCATTTAAAGCGGTTTGTGATTTAGGTTTTGCCTTAAATGTTTCCTTAACTGGTTCTGGAGGTGTTGGGTCTTCAGGCAACCCGTCCCCTTCATCAGTCTCGTTTGGTAGAGGTTCTCCTTCCTCGCTATCATTCTCGCGTGACTGAGGATTTTCTAGCTTTTCGAGGATTAAGGATTGATTTGCAAGAACTGTCATGATATGTTCTTCCAATGATGTTAGCCTGTCCAAAATGACCTCGCTCTGTTCTTTGTCGGAAGATTCTTCAAGGACCTTTCTTTTTTCCTCTAATTTATTTATATACTCTGCCGCCAATTCTTCATCCATTGAGTTGATGACAGTTTGTATAATCGAAAGTTGATCTTTTGTAGCATTCTCAATAAGTTCATCAATGACTTCGTTAAATGGCTTAACCGGCTGAGTAGACTCTACTAAAGAAGGGTAAGCACCCTCGTTGGAGGGATTAGTAACTATATCAAAAGTGATGAACTCATAGGATTCTGGGACAACTGTGTTATCCGAGTCAAGTTCTCCTGTTGCTCTTGAGGAAACACCAAGTACAGAACCGAACCGAATGAGAGTATTAAGAATGTTACCTGCCGGTGTGTCAAGAACCATGAGCTCACCATTTACGGTATTATTAGCTTCATCCATGGATAAATCCGTAACAGCAAAGGCGGTTTTATCAATGCGAATATCAATGTAATCTTGAGGATGATCCAATTCACCAAACATCCGCTTTCCGCGAAGGGCTTCTACCACATAATCGGACGCTAAAGTTAATTGCCAAGCTTTCTTTGGGTAAACCCGTTGGTTTTTGTTGCGTTTATCAAAGAATGCAAAAACACCGCGAGCAACGGCTAAGACACCTTGTGGTAAACTCTTCGATTCTACAAGTTTAAATCTAGAATGTGTAACTTCTGTTAAGATCTTTCTACCCATTTTGAGATCCTCCTTTATTAATAAAGTCTTCCAAGTCTTTAATAAAGACATTTAATTGAATCGTAAAACTATCAACCTGCATTGACTCTTCTGTTCCCACAGGGAGATTCACAGATTTAAGTTCCTCATAAGCCAAACGTAACTTTTCAACGCTCAAAGTTATAGCTTCTCTAGTTGTTTTGTCTAGGGCTTCTTTAATTTCTTTAATTGTAATTGCCATAAATCATATCACTCCTCTATTAGATATATTAGATGTGTTAATTATTCTGCCATTCTTTATCTAGACCTGGCTTATAATCAACTTTTTTACCTTTTCCAACTCCAACATCCCGGAAAAACTGAGCTCTCAAATCCTTGACTATTCGGTTAGTCCAGAAAGGAAGGACTTGAAGAACTATATAAATATGTTTACACACAGCACCTCGAAGTTCCGTGTTGCGATAGACAGGAGCGCGGTCTTCTGGGACAATTCCGTACTCATCTTGAGTAGCCATCCATTGCCAACCCCAATATTTGAAAGAGGGGTCATTACAATAAACTGCTAAGTTTCCTTGAATACTATAGGAGACGATGTCACGATCGGTAATATCACCGTCATCAGCAAACACCTCAAGAGCTTTAGGAAGGTCAAGTAAACGAACTGTCTGATACCAAAACTTACCCCTGGTAGTTCCTGAGGAAGTTTTAAACATAAGATCTCCATTTTTATTAAGGCCTATGTAGGAAGTTGTTAATTTCTTAGCCTTGGTTACCCTATCAGGATCCGTTGATTTAACCCTATCTTTTAAGTCTTTATAGGTAGCTTCTGTTAAATGAAGAGGACGACGTTTACGGTAGAAGGCGTCTAAGAAGGGAACTTCTTTGTCATTAACGATAGTGTAGAGTTCATAATCTATAGACTCCATCTGAGCTCTAGAGACTGCGTCAGGGTGAATTGTGAAGTATTTCAAACCGTCTTTCTTGGTATCTCCATAACCTGAACCACGGATGCCAAAATTCTTAATTGGAAGCCCTGTTGAAGTCCTATTAGAGAACTCTGATAAGGGTAAACCTAGAAGAGTCCCGAACACATATTCAAATAGTTTGGGTTTACTAATTTCATTTGAGAAGTTATTGAGGGCTAAGGAGACTATAGAGTCCGCATTGCGGAGTTTCTCTCCTTGCTCTTCTAACCTAGTTTTCTCTTCGGACGAAGAGATAGAGGACATTCCAACTTCGTATGTAGGTAAACTATCTTTAGATCTTCCCGTACAAATGAGATAAAAATCACAAAGTGCCTTAATCCCCGTTCGAACCTGTGTTTGAACACGTTGTACTGAACGTGCATGATTCGCATCAAGGCGTCCAAGGGAGTTGTCCCCTAATACAGAGGAGGTTTCACCATCAAAACCTAAAAAGGCCTTCGGAGTTCTTACGGCAGCAAAGAATTTATTTCTAAAATAGTCTAAATCTAAAACAGATCTAAGCTCATAAGTGCCACCTACAGGCTCAACTGTCATGTTGCCTACACCATTCCGCATAGGGATAACTATGTTCTCATTGGCGGCAATAGGCTCGTTCCGAGTCTTATAAGCACCCTCAACTAAATTGATGGCTTCTTTTGTTTTGAATATCTTCTTGGCATCATCGATTAAACGATTGGCCTCTTTCTGAGAGGAGTTTCCAATTTCCAACTTAACGAGATTGTAAACTGAAGTTTTACCTACTCTCGCAGAGACCAAGACATTTTCAATGAGAGTTAAGACCCGCCAAGCAACAACAGCACCTGAAAGAATGGAAACACCATGGGCAGTTTTATAATCCTTATTCACCTCTTTTCCTCGAGGGCCTTCAGTTAAAGTAATAGCTTGAGTTGATTCGTCAAGACGAAGCATCATAGAAATAAATTCAGAGGAAGGATATTTCTTGCCTTCATTATTCTCGTCCTCATAATAGTAGCCAACAATTTTACCGCGCTCAAATAGTGGATAGATAACTTCCTTTAAGTTATCAACGGCTTCAAAATACCAATCGGTCAGTTTTTGAGAATCGAACGTTCGTAAATGTAGTTGTCCATCCCTTGCTAAAGTGTAAGCAAATGAGTAAATGCGTTCATCTATGTCAACTATATTATAAAGAAAGTCTTCCAATTCAGCCTTAAGTGATGCATTGTCGGTGTTAATCCAAACAGTATGATTATGTGAGGGATCTACTTGGGTCGCTCCCGAAGCATAAAGTTGAAGGACCCCGGAAACAAGAGCATCCTTCTCCATTATTCTATAAGTTTCCATTTCCTTTTTGTAGTTCCTGTCCACATAATCGGAGAATTCGGAATAAATCCCCTGTGAAGTAAACGACGTCACACTTTCATCTAAAGGTACACCTGTAGGTTTTGGAACCTTAGATCTGCGTCTAAAGATATCAAACAGTCCCATAATTATCTCCTTTCAAATAAATAATCGTCCATAAGGTCTTCCAACAATTCCTCTCTTTCGGACTTCTCTGGAAGATTCGCCCTTATAAACATGTCTAAAGAATTAGCACTATCAGAGAAAGAAAACTCCTCACTCTGAAGAGCATTCCAAACCGCACCTACTACAGCATCTGCGACGTCTTTGGTTCCGCCCGTTGCTGTATTGCCTGGGTGATCTACTTTCCTTCGAGCTCTATACCATATTAGGTCAAATAACTCTCTACGGAAAACAGGATAGTCATAGAATCTGATTCTTCCTTCCATGATTAGGTTAACTAGAGTAATATATTGCTCATCAGTTCTATCAACAGATAGGTGACTAGATTCAATCCCTGCTTCATTAAGAGCTTGCATACTTTCTGCAGAGGCAAACCAGTCATAGGAAACTTTCCCTATGTTGATCCCCATCTGTTCTTTTAAGTGAAAACAGAAGTCTCTAACCTTGTAAATGGCTATCTGACGTGGAGGTGCTGGCGGAACAATGCGAAGCATAAAGTCCACATCTATAACTGCTTTCCTCATCCCTGTATCAGGATCTTCTATGTGATTAGAAATATGAGCCATAGCCATTCCAGTTGCGTCTGTAGTAACAGATTGGTCAATATGTATAAAATGACTTTTAGTAGGTTCTCTGAACTGGAACTCTGGAATAAGAAAGTCCTTCACCTGGATAGAATCTCCGGTAGCAATGACAGGCTGTTCTCGAGTAAAGGGATGTCTTAAAAACCCAGACTGATCCACGCAAGCATTATAGGCACTTTTAGAAGTAAATAGTTTCCCCATAGGGGACACAGAGATACCTGCTATTTCTTGTAGAGATTGTATAATGTTAATCTCAAAAGAGGACCGAAAGTCTTCTGGAACAGCTACAAAATATATTCTATAGCGAAGTCCCAGCTCTGCTATAGCATCATCTATGTCAATCTTAGAGGAACGAGGTAATCCCTTCGCCTCTCTAAAGACATTTATGTCAGTCAGGGACGAAACTATAAAAGGATCTACTCCTTCATCCCCTCTAAAGACCCAAAAATGTTTATTTGAGTATGTTCCTTCAGGTTTAACTTCCCAAATTGCTGGGTTGTATATCCGAACATTTGGCTTACCTGCAGCCTCTACCATGCGCTTCTCTGTAAAAGAAGAGGAGGTTGTAGCCGAGGAAACTAGTATAGATAAGGAGTGGTCGGTGCCACCTACGATAAAACGGGACTTTGCTCTGTTGATAATGGAAGAGTACATTCTCGCCATTTTGGAGGTGTGAGTGTTAACTGAACGGTTTGGATCATAAACGTCTACCCCACTTGAAAAGTTGGCTTCGTCTAAAATAGAGCCTATCATATTCATACCAATGGCATGGGAGTAGTCAGATCCGTAGGTCACAACAAGATTTTCATCTGGCCACATAATTATGGAATTGATACTCGTGTTCCTGGCGAAGTGGTCTCTGAAGTAGGGAATAGTGTCTAATAAATTCTTGATCTGACCGAAACCTGTAAGTTCGGCTTGAGATTTTGAAAGTGAGAAATAAAGGAAAGAGACAAGGGAAGAAGACATCAAGTCAAATCTTGCAGGAATGTTCTGATAGCAAGAAAGTTCATAAAGCTTGCGGACAATCATATAGATCGCTGCAGTAGATTTACCAGATCCAATGGATCCAGTTAGAATAACTTCATTTATGGGGATTTCAGACGAGAATACTTCAATAATGGCATTTCGCCAATAAGGATATAAGCGAACTACGTCCGGGCCCGCATAATACTGAGAGACAATCCATTCTTGGATTGGAATTATTGGCCTTACTTGTTTATAGGTCGACCTTTTAGTATCTGCTTTCTGGAGCTCAGACAACAACTTAGACAAGAACTCAAACTCTTTTGGCTCTAACTCATCCTTATATGCTTTGAGAATTTCTTTAGACATA